AGACTCCGGACCAGCATGCCTGTGCCATTTATTGTGTCTAACAACGCTTGCGCCATTACATTTCATGACGTACTTGTTGCGTACCCTCATGGACCATTCAACATCTTCTTCTTCGTTCCAACCTCGAGATTCATCAAGAGGTTCTTGCTGCAGAACATGCTTCTTAACTATAAAAAATCCGCCAGAGATATACATGTATTGAGTTTGAGACCAGTCGTCATAGTCGAGAGACCATGCCCTGCCGTGGTCTGGCTTGTCCCAAAGTGACCAATCCATTGGGTTTCTGGCTCCAGTAATCAAATACTGAGGACATGAACATATTTCCCAATCCAAACCAAAAGATTTAAAATTTATATACCAGTCTTTATCAAAAACGTGATAGTCGTGCATTAAAACGATATTGTCGTACTTTGCTTCGTTAGCAAGAATGTTCTTTTTTCTGGTTATCCATCTAGGTTTTTGTGATTCGTCAAAATCAACAATCCTTACGTTTTCGTTAGAATTAATAAATTCGGTGCTATCTCCACCAATAAGGAGAATTTCATATTCAGGAATAGACAAATTTCTTATTGAATCAATTATCTCAGCAAGTCTTTTGTGGTCTTCAAATCCTGTGACTATTCCAAAAGTCCACTGAATATCATTCATGACTAAAGGTTTTCCTTAATAAATTTCATCGTGGCATCCCAGTCGTCGCCGCGGGCATCCATTGAAAAAGGTTTTAGGTTTATGTAGTTTTCTTGTATTTCATCTTGGCGTTTATGAAAATCGAGCAACTCGTCAAGATGGTATGTCCACTCTTTAGCGTTTTTTGCAATTCTTCCAACCCCAGCATCAGCCAAGTATTGGTATTCCGGAGAGTACGAAGAAACGAAAGGAATACCTGCAGCAGCGTATTCCAAACCTTTTATAAAAGATTTAGCATGGTTGAATTCAATATTATTTAGAGGTATTATTCCAACATCAATGGGTTTAAGGATTTCTGGATACGACAATATTGATGCCATGTAGGTTTTGCTTGCTCTTTTTTCGTCTACCTTAAGAAGTTCGTGAGCCAGTGGAGCAGTTTCGCTGTGGCCTGAATGATGAAACAAGACATCTCTGGTTTCTAGGTACTTTCCGAAAAAATTATTCAGTTGCTCCAGGTCGTTGGAACGCCAGTGAGTTGCGCCAACCCAACCGATTTTTGTTTTTCTTGTAGTATTTGGCTGTTTTCTCTTCCATCTATCTATGTCGATACCGTTACGAACCAAGAAAACGTTGTCTCTAATTTTGCCGTAATACTCAAACAAGAACGGGGTTGACGTAATCACTGCATCGGCAGCCAAGATAATTTGAGCATAAAGCTCCCTGTTTGAGTCAGGGTTTTCTTTAGGGTCAGTCGCTTTGAAGGCACGGTTTGCTTCTGACAGGCCGTCAAACCAGTCGTCTACGTCTACGATGATTTTCTGCCCTAAAGCCTGAGCTTTCGGAATCGACTCAAGCACTTCTTTTTGCATTAAAAGCTTGAGCACTATGATGTCCCAGCCATGGACGGCTTTGTCCCCCTCGACAAGCATTCCAAATCCCTGAGCATTGTTAAACCCTGGAAAACCTACTGCCGTGAACCATCCACGTTTATTGAGTTCATCTGAAGGAAGCTTACACCTGTACCAAGCGCATCCGTTCGGTTCCAAAGGGTCAGTACCCCACGCCCAGTCGTGAGTTAGAAACGCAATTGTTGGCTTTTGAGGTTTTTTCATGACGATACAACCCTATTACAAACTTTAAGTCTTTCAAGTAATTCTCAAAATAAAAAAATACCATCCAGCCGCGCAATACTTGGGGTAGAAGTGAGGGATAATAACATACAATCAATTAGTAAGCACGTTTATTTTTGGAGGACTGCTAAAAATGTTGGCCGGTAATTACAATATGACTTGTCAGCAGGGCTCAACTTTTGTGCGCCTTATTGAAATTGAGCAGCCGGACCTAGAGGCCGACCCCACCGGGAACACGTATGAGCCCTTCTCGCTGACTGGGTATTCGGCAAGAATGCAAGTTAGAAGAACTATTGACTCTGACACATTTTTACTTAATCTCACAACTCAAAATGGGGCCCTGATAGTCAACCCAACAGCCGGAGACGTAAATAAAATATCAATTAACGTTTCAGCCGCCACAACGGCATCTGTGACCACTAGCGGCGTTTATGACCTTGAAATAATATCAACAGAAAATATTGTTTCCCGGGTCCTTCAGGGGTCGTTTACTTTGAGCCCTGAAGTGACCAGATGAGTAACGTTCCAAACAATGTCACAATAAATCAAGAGGCAGCGAATAATGTCAATGTTAATCAGGATGCACCAAATCAGGTCATAATAAATGACGACACGGCAAATAAGGTCGTTGTTAATCAGGATGCACCAAATCAGGTCGTAGTAAGACTTGCGGCAAGCGGTGGAAATACAAGAAGATACGAGTTTGTTCAACAGGCGGCATCAGCTACGTGGGTCATAACCCACACGCTCGGAGGACGTCCATCCGTAACCATCGTGGACTCTGCAGATACCCATGTATTTGGTGAGGTACAATACAATAGTAATACTCAGGTTACGGTGACGTTCTCTGTGGCATTCTCTGGAAAAGCATATCTCACATAGGGTAGAGGAAAAATGGCACAAAAATTTTTAACAAATATTGACCTCAATCGTAATCAGCTGATTAATGCCAGTTTTGAGGTTCTTGGAACCGACCCGTCAACCGACCTTTTTGATGGTCGAATGTACTTCAATAGCGCCGATGGTGTTATTAAAATCTACGATTCAACCGCTGCCGCATGGCGAAAGGTTGTTGCCGGAATTGGCGGTGCCGCTGGTGTAGTCGCGGGTGGAGCACAAGCCTACTCGCTGACCATTGTTGAATCCAATGGTCAAATCACCATTACTCCAAACCTTGCAACTTCTGCAAGCGCTGGACTAATGACTGCAGCTAATTTTACAAAATTAGGCGACGCCACATCTGAGGCAACTGCAGACAAGCTCGTTATTCGTGACGGAAGCGGTCAGGCAAAGTTTGGTACTCCAACCGATGATGCTCACGCTGCTACTAAGGCATACGTAGACGCAGCCCGTTCGGGTCTTGATGTTAAGCAGTCGGTTCGTGCCGCTACTACCGCTGCGGTAAACCTCACATCACAACTTGAGGCTGGCGACACTCTTGACACCAGTGTTACTCTTGTTGCTGGTGACCGTGTTCTTGTAAAAAACCAGGGCACGGCTTCTGAAAACGGAATTTACGTTGTTCAAGCATCTGGCGCTGCAGTTCGTGCAACAGACTTTGACGGAACTGGTGAAGTGTCCGGTGGGGCCTTCACTTTCGTTGAAGAAGGTACCGTAAACGCAGACTCTGGTTGGGTTGTTACAAGCAACGGAGCCATTACTGTAGGTACTGACGCAATCGCTTGGGTTCAGTTCTCTGGCGCTGGTCAAATTACTGCTGGTGATGGTCTTACAAAGAGTGGAAATACAATCAACGCTGTTGGAACAGCAGGTCGTATCTCTGTTTCTTCAGACGCAATTGATATTGATTCTGGTTATGTTGGTCAAAACACCATCACAACCCTTGGAACAATCGCTACTGGTACTTGGGCAGCCACAGATGTTGCTGTAGAACATGGTGGTACTGGTGCCTCAACGGCCGCTACCGCTCGTCAGAACCTTGGTATCGTAACCTCTGCCGGAACTTCAACAACTTCCACTCCGGCCCTTGCACGAATTGCAAAACAAGCCTGTGCGGCAAGTGCTGCTGGTACTTCGTCAACTGCAGTTACTCACTTGTTTAACTCAACTGACGTCATTGTTCAGATTTATGAGGTATCAAGCGGCGCAACAGTAGTCGGCGATGTTGTCCGCACAAACGCCGACACAGTAACAGTAACCCTTCTTGGAACAATTACAGCAGGCGACTACACAATCGTAGTGACCGGATAGGAAATATGAAAATTACAGCAGAACAAAAAGCAATGGCAGCATCGTACGCAAGAAGCGTCCTTGGCGCAGCAGTGGCGGTTTACGCTTCAACAGGAGACATCAAGATGGCAGCAAACGCTCTCTGGGCAGCCGGCCTCCCTGTTATCATGCGTTACCTGAATCCAAAAGATACAGCATTCGGCAAAAAAGCTTAATGCTTAGCCCTGAGGGGCATTAACAAGAGAAACGACTGAGGTCATGGCTCAAAAATTTATAACCCCTATTGCCATTAAGCAGCTGTCGTCTGCTGGCTCCGATGGGTTGACAATTTTTGTAGACCAAGAAACTTTTGCAAGACTCCAAATTCAAGGTGGCGGTCGTCTTGTATGGGGTGACGGAACTGGTGGAGGGGACGTAAACCTCTACCGCGACGCAGCAAACGTCCTCAAAACAGACGACACCTTCAAAGTCCCTACTC